GTTCCCGCTGCCGGGGGACGTCAGCGTGCCTTCGGTCCACGCGGCCGTGGCCCGGTTGACACGCACCTTCGGCGTGGATCCAAACCCGATGTTGACCTGGCTGGACGTCTTCAGCCGCAGCGTGGCCGACACGATTTCCTTCGCGTCGGCAATGCTGATGGGGAACTCGATCAGCGCCCGATTCTGCCAGCCCGTCCAGCTGCCGACAGGCAGTTCGGCTTCGGCCCCGCTGCCGTACTTCGCCCCGCCCGACGTCTTCGCGATCCGTGACGACTTCGCCGACGTGTACGACCGCGTTACCTGTTGCGTCGGGGGCGGGCTGGGGTCGATCGGGGGTTCGGGCGGCTCGGTGCCGGCACTCCATTCCACGCCCGACACGTAGCCCAGCACGGCAGCGGACCAGCCCTCGGGGGACGCGTCCAGCTGCAAGCCCAGGGACCGCACGTCGGCACTGACGATCGGATCGGGAACGTCCAGCCGGATGCGCACCAGGTCCACGCCGCCCATGGCCGACAGGGCGTGCAGATGCTCGGGCAGCGTCGGGATGATCTGGACCGGCAGGTATTCCAGGGACGCGGTCGCCCGATCTTCCAACAGCCGCGCAGCCCAGCTGGCCGCGTCGGGAACCTTACGCGTGCCCCGGTCGATCGCGTGCAAGCCGAACCGTTTCTGGCTTTCCGTGTCTTCGATCGTGAACGCCGGCCCGGTCAGATCCTTCGCCGTGACCTTGTTGACGATGCCGTCGGCGTTGCTGTGCATGACCTGTTCGATGACGGGAATGCCTTCCAGGCCCAGCGTCAGGCCCCGGTCGTACGGATCGCCGTGGCTTCGGAAACGGATCACCAGGGCCGCGTCAACCCATGCGAAATGCAAGGCATCGTTTGCGGCTGCCTGGATGGCTTGCCAGACATTGATCAGCCCCGTGGCCGGCGTGTCGGGCGAACCGATCGCCACGTCGCCTTCGGGCGGATCCGCTTCCACGACCAGGGCCTGGTACTGCGTCAGGGCCTTCAGCTGGCGTGCGTAGGCCCGCAGCGTGCCGGCAGGGCTGGCCGGCGCGGGAACCTGGACGTTCGATAGCACGCCCACGGGATCGGTCCCCTGGATGCGTCCGACGCCATGGCGCAGCGAGTAGTCGATTTCGTCCAGGATGGCGAACGCCAGGGGATCGGCCCCGTACAGCAGCCGCATATACGCGCCGGGGCGGATCGCGCCGGCAAACGGGCTGGACGTGTTCGATGGATCCAGCAGCCGATCGGGGTCGTACGTTTCCACGGACCAGGCCCCGCCGGCAGCGATCGACAGCACGCCCAGGCTACGGTTCGCGCCCCAGCTGGTGCGGGCGGCCGTCACCTGGCACGACACGTCCCGCCAGTCCTCGGTTGACCAGGTCGCCCCGCCCCAGGTCGCCACGTCCCACAGGGCCGCCCCGACGGGATGCGACCACAGCTGGATGGCCGCGCCATCGATGGGCAGTCGCTCGATCGTCACGGCACGATCGCAACGCCGTTCCGCCGGCCATACGTGCGAAGGGCGCGCACGACTTCCCGCTCGATGGACAGCGGATCGCCCGTGATGTTGATAATGATGTTGCCCACGCTGGTGCCGGCGCTGTCCCCTGCGGCCTGTGTGCCGGCAGCGAACGTCCCTGCCCCGGCCCCGCCGGCTGCCAGCGTGCCGAAGCCGACGGCCTGGCCGCCCGCCCCGCCCAGGAAGTCGCCCACCAGGGGCACTTGCTTCAGGAAGTCGCCCACCTTGTCGATCGCTTCCTTGATCTGGGTAATGAAGCGGACGATTTCCTTGACGACTCGCACCAGGATGTCGGCCACGAACCCCAGGGCCTTGCCCAGGGCACTGATCAGCGGGACCAGCAGCGGCAGCAGGGCACGCACCAGTTCGCCAAACGCCTTCAGGATCGGCAGCAGGGTCGGCAGGATGGCGTCAAGGACTGGCAGGAAGGTCGCCCCGATTTCTTCCTGGACCTCCCCGAAGGCGTCGGCCGTCTTCGCCATGCTGCCTTCGGTACTGTTGGCGAAGGCGTCGGCTTGCCCAGCTGCGGCAGCCTGGGCGTTCGCCAGCGTCTCGGTAGCCGTCGCGCCCTTCTCCAGCCCCGGCAGCAGCCGCGCCAGGGCCGTGTCCTGCCCCTGGTTTGCCTTCGCCACGGCTTCGGCTGCCGTCGCCAGGTCCACGCCGGCAGCACGGGCCAGGTCCTGGGCAAGGGCCAGTTGCGACGTCGCCAGGGCCACGTCCCCCGTCGATCGCACCAGGGGTTCCAGGGCGGCCCGCGTTTCGCTGTCCGTGAAGGCCCGTTCCTGGCCCGCAGCGATGGCCGCTTCCACCTCGGCCGTGTAGTCGGCCGTGGACCCCGTGGCCGCAGCGATCGACGCGGCCAGCTTGTTCGTTTCGTCCCTGTCGGCAGCTGCGGCCTGTGTCATCCCGGCAATGGCGGCCACGGCGATGCCCACGCCGCCGGCAAGGGCGGCCACGCCGGCAACGCCCTTCGCTGACACGGTCTTACCGAACACGCTGATGCCGCTGTCGGCTTCCTTCAGAGCGCCAGTCAGCCCCTTCGTGTCGCCCGTGATGGCGATCGACAGGCCCAGGCCGGCCACGTCAGCGGCCCCGTGCCATGGCGCGGGCCTGGTCGCGCCGAAGCTTCGCCATGGCCGAGATTTCGGCCAGCGTCAGGGATCGGACTTCGGACGGGGGAAGGCCCGTCAGGGCGCACAGGCCGGCCATTACGGCCGCACGGCGCGCTTCCTGGCGGGCCGTGGCCGGTCCTGTAGGCCCGTGACCTGTACCTGTCCAGCGAGCACGTCGGCATAGGTCAGGGCGGGTTCGTCGCGCCGGCCGACGATCCACGCGAAGCCGCACAACAGCCGAAGCCGATCGGCCCCGCGCCCCTTGCCGGCCACCAGTTCCTGCATTTCGTCTGGCTCGATCCCCGTCGCGTCGGCGATGTCGATCAGATCCCCGTAGGACAGGGATCCCGGCGTGATCTTCGCCAGGTCGATTTCGAACTGTCGCAAGGCCCATCATCCTTTCCCCGCACGCTTCGCCAGGACTTCCCGGCAATAGGCTTCATAGATCGCTTGCAGCTGGGCCGCGTTCGCTTCGATCGCCCGCTGGACGCGCCGCTGCGGCTCGATCCCCCGGAACGGCCAGCCGAATTCGATCGGCTTCGCGTAGATCAGCCGTGACACGACACGGCCCCGTTTCTTGCTGCCCAGCGGACGGTACGACCCCGACAGTTTGCCCGAACGGTCTGGCCCGTACGTGGCAGCGGTACGGGCGACCAGGGCGGCCGCATCCTTGCCGGCCTTCCCTGACAGCGTGATGTCCCGCCCGATCGCGTCCATGGCAGCCTGTGTTTCCTTGACGCCCAGGACCGTGACGGACTTCCCGGTAACGCTGGGCATGACGCCCCTTCCCCTAGGGCGCGGTATCCAGGGCCGGCTTCGAAACGCACGGCAGTTCCACGGCCAGTTCGGCGTAGGTTTCGACCTCGCCCCCGAAGTCGCCCGCGTGCAATGTCACCTGGCCCGTCATGGCCGGCGTGTCGGTCCCGATGGCCGTGGCCGATCCGTGCGGCTGCAGGACAAAGTCGGCCACCAGGCCGTCGTTATCCCACAGGTAGCGGGACAGGCCGTCGGCGGACCAGTCCTGGATCCCTTCCAGCACCAGGGCATAGGTGGACTTGCCGGCCTGGCTGAACGTGCCGTCGGTGCACAGCGTCTGGACCGTGACCGTGTCGCCAGCTGTCACCTGGACACGGGCGATGCTGACGTGGCACTGGTACTCGGAAACCGTGCCGGCCCCGACTTTCAGCGTGAGCAGCACGTCCCGCATGAACAGGGGCGTGGCAGCGATAGCGGCCATGGCTAGGATCCTCCAGCTAAGTGGGTATGCGTCGATCCGACGATGGCGAGATAGGTGACGCCGCCCACGTCGTACTCGGCCGGCGGATCCAGGCTGATCAGCGCCCACGCCGGCCCTTGCGTGGCAGCGATCGCGTCGGCCAGCCGCTGGGCCATCAGTTCGGCTTCGGACTGCTGGACCGTGTCCACGCCCAGGCCCACCAGCCCGATGACGCGGTACGTGACTTCCCGAACCTGTGGCCCCAGGCGCGTCGGGGCCAGCCACGGATCGCCAGGCACCAGGAACACGGCCGGCGGGGATACCTGGCCGGCGGGATCCTGAACGCGCAGCCCCTGGGCCGTCAGGGACGCTTCCAGCCCTTCGCGTGCGCCGGTAATGGCCGATGTCATGCGATCGAGCCGGCCACGTACCGCCACCGTTCCAGCTGCGGCCGGATGCCTTCCAGGTAGTCGCGGGCAACCCGGATGGCTGCGCCCTGTAGATCCTGGTACGACGTGACGCCAAACGGGGCCGACTTGCGGGCGAACGCTTCGGCCCCTGTCGTCAGGGCGTTCGCCGTGACTTCGTCAGACGCGCCGGCCGGGGGAACGTAGGGCTGGACAGGGGCATCCGTCCAGCCCAGGAACCGATCGATGCCGGCCGACACGGCAAGGGCGCACGCGGCCGCCCAGGCCGTCTCATCCGGCGTCGGGGCCGTGATCCGAACGTGCGTCAGGATCTGCGGCCCCGTGACCCATGCCGTCATGCCTACGCGGCAGCGGACTTGATGATGCCGGCGGGAATGTAGACCGCCGTTGCCCCCAGCCCCCAGACCGCAATGTCGCGCCCCAGCTTCGCCACGTCGTCGTCGGCAATCTGGAACGGGCCATCTTCGTGCCAGCTGGCCGTCGATCGGTTGCTGACAAGGATCGTGCCGGGGTTGACGTTCGCATCATGGATGACGGGGAGGCCGCTGACCTCGGGGCGAAGCTCCGATGCGCGGCCGCTGCCGGTCTGGCCGTTGGCCTGGCCCTCGGGGTTCAGCTGGCCCCCGATGCGCACGAACGCCGTGGACGATGCGAGCACGAACGATGCCGGCGCACCTGTTGCGGCCTGGACGGCCACGGATGCAGCGAACAGGGCCGTGCGGATCTGGTCGGACGTGGCCGTGGCGAAGTCGATGACGATGCTGCCCAGGCCGGCCGTGGCTTCCACGGCATCGACGAACGCCTTATCCGTGACGAACGCGTACGCGGCCAGCAGGATCCGGCCGTACGCGTCCAGGTAGGAGGGATCCGAACGCCGGATCAGCTGGACGGCGAGATCCGATCCACCGCTGTACGTGGCAATGGGCGACGTGCCCTTCAGGATCGGCACGTCCACGGACGTGATTTCGGTCTTCTGGGCTGCCTGGACGCCCACAATCGTGCCCAGGGCCACCGTGACGTAGGGCCAGTCCACGGACATACCGGATCCGCCCAGCGGGGACGCCCCGAAGGCGTCGATCCCCGGCCGGCTGGCAGCGATGATCCCCTTGACTTCGCCAATGACGTTCGCCCCGCCCATGACGCCGGGCGACTCGGACGTGATCTGGTCGGCAAGGGCACGGGCGAAGGCGTCACGGACC